CGGCTCCACGTTCAGCTTCACGTCCTGGATGTAGAACTCGCCCAGGTACTTCTCATTCCGCAGCATACGATAGACGACCGCATTGGAGACCGGCTTCCCGCGCCGGCCCATGATCCCACGGTCAGCGAACAGCTGGACGATGTCCCGGAGCTGGGCGTCTGCTATGTGCATTTTGAACGCCTCACGGACAGCAGCAGCCTCCCGTTCGTCAATGACGACGTGGCGCTGGGAGTCCACCTTGTAACCGATGGGCAGAGGCTGGCCGCAATACTGACCCTTCTTCGCGGTCTCCTTCATGCCTCTGATGACCTTCTGGCGGAGATCGGCGGAGTAATACTCGGCCAGGCCCTCCAGTACGCTCTCCAGGATGATCCCCTCCGGACCTTCCGGAACGCTCTCCCGGGCGTACATCAGCTTGACGCCTGCCCGCTTCAAGGTCATTTTTCCCATAGCAATGTCCTGGCGATCCCGACCGAAGCGGTCGATCTTCCACACCAGGACGCAGTCGAAGCGGCCCTTCTCCGCGTCTCGTAACATCCGCTGGAACTCGTCACGGCCGACGACGCTCTTGCCAGAGACGTGCCGGTCTGCATACATTTCTATGATGTCAATGCCGTGCTCCTCAGCATACTGCTGGCAGTCGGCAACCTGGCCCTCGATGGACTGCTCCGTCTGGTGCGGGCCTGGTGAATATCTCGCATAAATGACGCCGCGCATGGCACCGTCCTCCCTTCCCGGGGTCCTCCCGTTAAATATGCAGGATCGCTCTGATCGCTGCCTGGGTCTCAGCTCCGGCGTGCCGGAAAGCCTTCAGCAGCTCCAGCTCCGCAGCAGTAACTTCAACACAGGGGCCGGATGTGGGGTCGGTGTGATCCCCGGACAGCCGCGTGATTTTATCAGAATACCCCAGCAAATAGTTCATATCTACATTGAAAAAGTCCGCGATCACTTCCGCCGTCTCGAAATCGGGGCGGCGGTCTCCGCGTTCATACATATTGACAGCGCTCTTTGATATGCCAAGCTGGTCGGCCAGTCTGCTCTGAGACAGCTCCCGCTCCAGTCGTAATTTCTTAAAGATTTTTGCAAATTCAGCCATAAGAATGACCTCCCTTATTTTAGATACTTTGATTATACACATAACGTGCAAAAATTTCAATTAAATTTTCACGAAATGTGCTTGACAGAGCACGATGCGTGTGCTATATTGTGAATGTGCACGAAACGTGCACGTAAGAGACCCCACAACGACAGGAGGGCACACGATGAACACCTACAAGATTATTTTTACCCGCGAAAACGGGACCCAGGGCACCGACCACTTCACCGCCATCAACGAGCGCCAGGCCCGCAAAGACTTCGGCGAGTGCTACCGTCACAGCATGGCCACCATCATCAGCATAGAGCTGGCCAGCACCAATACCCCGGCCACCAAACAACAGGAGCGCGACACCCTGGAGAAGATCCGGAAGATGGTCGAGCAGCTGGGCCCGGACTCCTACCTGGCCACCGCCTTCGAGGGCTGCTTCGACCTGGCCGCTGAGAACATCGACAACGACTGGGCCTGCTCCATGGCTGACCGCGCCCGCAACGCTGAGAAGCGCGTCGCAGAACTGGAGGACAAGCTGTCCGAGGCCGTGAAGGACTACGAGGCCGCCCATGCTGCCGCCCATGCGGTCGCCGAGGAAAAGGACGCCGAGATTGCAAAGCTGAAGGGTCAGCTGAAGCAGATCCAGGAGACCGCCCGCTGGAATGGCCAGAGATGTGATGAGGAAGCGACCGCCGCTGGAGAGGCCCAGCGTCGTGCTGAGGCCGCCGAGGCCGAAGTCATCCAAATGAAAGCTAAGCTCTACAACCTGCTGATCGCCGGGAAGTAAGGGAGGACGGACTGATGGCTGCGTATATGAGAAAGACGGGGATCCTCCCCGTCTGCACCAATAACGAGGCCCGGGCCTACTTCGCCGGCAAGGGTCTCACCTATGCCGACGTGACCGAGGGCGACATCCTCGCCCTGGTCATGCTGCTGAACAAGCACATCAAGAAGGCGAACAAGGACTGCGAGACCTCGATGGGCTCCATGTACCTGAGCCGCCGAATCGACCTCAAACGGAAGACCAACGGCACCCTGATCAGCTGCTTCCTCTACGTCAGCGGCCACTACTTCGAGCGCCGGGAGTGCATCAGCTTCAATGCTAACGGCTGGATCGGCTTCGCCGGCTGGGCTGACCAGGGCAACACCAACCCCATTTTACGAGCATTTATCGAGTGGTGCGACGCGCTCGCTGCCACCAAAGAAAAGGAGGACACACAACAATGACCCGCTTCAAGTATTATTCCAATTATCTCGCCTGCCTGCTGGGCACTTTGATCGCCTTCGAGCTCTGCTGGATCGGCGCCAAGTACGTCATCGAGGGCGAGGTGGTCCACACCTGCCTCGACCACTTCATCGCCGTGTGCGGATCGTTTTATATCACCCGTGACACCATGAAGATCTGGCTGAAGCTCCAGAAGAAGGTTCAGAAATAAGAAAGGAGGACAAGCATGAACAACAAAGTCATGGCTGAAAAGCTCAGAAAACTGAGAGGCAACAGGAGCCGCCAGGAAGTGGCTGAGGCCTGCGGCATCAGCGTCTCCGCTCTGGCTATGTACGAGGCCGGTGAGCGAGTCCCTCGCGACGAGATCAAGATCAAGCTGGCTAAATTCTACAACCGCAGCGTGAGCTATATTTTTTTTACGAATTAAGTGCACGTATCGTGCTCGATTTGAAGGAGGACACACATGGGAAGAAAGAACAGACAACGCAAGCCGGAGCCCTTCAAGTGCTGCGAGACCTGCGCCAATATGCAGCCGATAGGCGAAGGCGATCACATCTGTGACGCCTGCTGCAGCCACGATGGCAGCCCGACCGCTCTCGTCCTGGAGAGTTACATCCCGGCCGACGACTACTTCATCTGCGAAGGAAGCAGGTGGACACCACAATGAGCGCCACAAACCGAGGCTGCGAGCGCAAGGCTTACGACTTCTATGCCACCCCGCCGGAAACCGTCCGGGCCTTCCTGGCCAACTTCGACGGCATCAGCTCCGGCGACCGCATCCTGGAGCCTTCTGCCGGCAACGGCCAGATCGTCAAAGTGTTGAGGGAAGGCGGATACGACAACCGGATCGACGCCGTGGAGCTGCGACCGGAGGAGCGGGGCACCCTGGAAGCTCTGGCTGACAACGTCACAATCGGCAGCTTCTTCGACTACGAGCCCGACTGCGGCTACGATGTCATCATAGGCAACCCGCCCTACAGTCTGGCCCTGGACTTCATCAACAAGAGCCTGGAGCTGCTGCACCCTGGCGGACTGCTGATCTTCCTGCTCCGGACGAACTTCCTGGAGAGTGAGAAGCGCTTCAAGTGGTGGCAGGAGCACCCGCTCAGCGGTCTCTACACCCTGCACAAGCGCCCCAGCTTCACCGGCCGAGGCACCGACGCCACCAGCTACTCCTGGTTTGTGTGGGAGCGGGGGGGACCGGCTGCATAGGTCATCAGACCATCAAAACCATCTAAGGAGGACAAGCGCATGGAAGACATTGACCTGACAATGCTGGCCCGCTCGGCCTACCGGGCGATCCTGAGAAGCGTGGAAACCGCAGAGGCTGAGGAGCCTGAGACTGTGAAGGAGGTGGTGCCTATGGCTGCACAAAAAGATTGAGCCCCGGAGCTAATGCCTCGGAGCCCAATAGAACACAGTCCCAGTATAACACAAACAAGGAGGAAATAAAAGCATGAAGATCACCGTCGAATTTGCAAACCTGAACGAGTTCAAGCAGTACATGGGCGTCGAGTCCCCGAACCTGCTCGCCCAGGCATCCAAGGAAACAGAGGACGCTCCTGCACCCGCTGGGGCCGTCCAGGAGCCCCAGAAAGCACCGGAGGACCCTGCCCCTAAGAAGAACACCAAGAAGGTCGAAAAGACCGCCCCTGCGGAAGCTGAGCCCTCTCCTGAGTCTGCTGACGAGGCTGCGCCCGCAGAAGTGACCGAGGACTTCCGCATCACCGTCCGCAAGCAGCTCGCGGCCCTCAACAAGAAGCGCGGCTACAACCGTGCGGCGGAACTCATCAACGAGCAGACCGGCAAGGGCAAGCTCACCGAGGTCGCACTTGCCGACCTGCCGAAGCTCATGGAAGCAGCAAAGGAGGAAACCAATGCCGACTAAGCACGCCCGCTGCTCCGCATCGGCCGCATACCGCTGGATCAACTGCCCCGGATCCGTCGCCCTGTCTGATCAGTGTCCGGATCCCGGCTCCAGCAGCTACGCCGACGAGGGAACAGTCGCCCACAGCCTGGCCGAGCTGAAGCTCCGCCACGTCCTGCATGAGATCACCGACGCCCAGTACAAGAAGCGCCTGGCCAAGATCCAGCAGGACGACTACTACAACGGCGAGATGGACGAGGCCACCGACTTCTATGTCGAGACCGTCCTGGAGGAGTTCGCCGCAGCCGGCGAAGGCGCCGAGCTGATGATCGAGCAGCGCCTCGATCTTTCGGTTGCCGGAGGCATAGGCCCGGATATGGTCTTCCACATGAAAGCCCGCTTCCTTGCGCATGGTTTGGAATTTGCTCACAAGCTCACGCACAAAGCCCTCTTCGATGAGCGCTTCCGTCAGCTCCGTATCAATGGCCACCGTCACGCCGCCGTCCTCAACGGTGAAGTACCGGTCAGACTGCGTCATCTCGATGAGCAGGTCCTCCGGCGCCAGTTCAACGGCTCCCCCCTGCAGTTCCAGACGGAGCACACCGTTTGCATCCAGTTCTTTTTTTGCTGCACTGCCGTCAAGCTCCATCAGCGCGGTGCGGATCTCGCCCAGGCGCTTGCCGTATTTGGGGCCCAGCGTCTTGAGCTGGGGCTTGAAGCTGTACGAGGTAAACGCGGAAACGTCCTGCGTGAAGGTCACGGCCTTGATGTTCAGCTCATCCTCGATGATTTCTTTGTAGAAATCCCCGAGCTCCTCCTCCGCTTTCACAAACATCTGCG